ATACCCAAGACCACAAGGTAAGATCTATTGTGGAATTGACCTAGGTAAACAAGAAGATTTTACAGTAGCAACCTTCATGAACCAAGCAGGCGAAGTAATCGATATCTACAGAGACAACAAGAAAGAATGGTCAACAATGACCAACAACATAATCCAATTAGTAAAGAAGTATAGAGCTACAGTAATGGTAGAAGTAAACTCTATAGGAGATGTAATCTACGAGCAACTAAAAAAACAATGGCCAGATACACATCCATTTGTTACAAGCTCAAAGTCTAAGAATGAAATCATTGAAGGCTTAATCCTAGACATGAATGAACACACGGTAAAGATCCCTTCTAAGACACTCTTTCCCGCTCTGTATAGTGAACTATCAGTCTTTACCTATGAGTACAACCCAAAGACTCGAAACATCCGATATGGCCACCCAAGCGGTCTCCATGACGACACCGTGATTTCTCTTGCAATTGTAAACTATAATCGTAAGCAAAACAAAACCTATGGTCAGTACACCATAATGGGTAAGCGATAGCTCATAGTATTTCTAAATCCTTGTAAAATATATTTAATAGTATATGTTTGAAATTAAAATAGATGGTAAGGTAAAACAATTCCCTGAAAGGTTAACAATCTCTCAGTGGATGAGGTTAGCACGTTGGGATGTCAGTAGCCACGAAAACTGGCCATTCATTATAGGTACTATCTTAGAGGTACATCCTAAAGACATAGAAGAAGTGCCAGAAGGCCAACAAGAATTATTAGTAGGATTTACAGTAAGTCTAATGAATAGAAGACTCGAATCAAAGATGTTAGACCTAAGTGGTATAACCTTTGGCCAATGGGTAGACTTAGATGTATGGACGGCGGAAGGCTTTGACAAATCACTACTTAAATGTTTAACAATCTTAGGAGAAACCGAGTGGGCTGACGAAGCCCTATGGAAGATAGAGAAGTGGTTAGACTATAGAACCTATGTATACAGACAGTATGCAGAGATGTTTGGCCTTACAGAAGAAGGCGAACTAGAGGTAGAAGATGAAGACAGTGAACCTAAGAGCCACGAAGATATCATAGCAGGTTGGTATACCATTATATGTGGTCTAGCTAGTGAAGATGTTTTACGAATAGATAGTATAACTAAACAGCCGTTATTATCGATATTTAATTTCATGGCTCATCAAAAGAGAAAGCAGATCGCAGAGAACTTTCAAAAATTAAAGCAACAAAGAGAATATGAACTACAAAGAACTCGTAGATAGAATAAGACAAGTAGTCTTCGACCATAAGATGTTAGTAGACTTTGGCTATGGTCAGATTAGTGATATTAAAACCAGATCAGAAGGCGAAGGAGAACTACAAGGTGCAGACTACCCTTATTGTTTCTTAAACCCAGCGCAGCACAACAGAACACAAACACAGATAACCTATAACTTTAACATGATTGTAATGGACATGGCTAGAGAAGAGGAAGGTGATGAGTATCAAAACTTCTTAGCAATACAATCAGACTGTATGCAATACATAGACGATATCATCGCTAGGTTATACTTCCATTACAAGGATCAACCTGAAGTAAGTTTCGATTTAAACTATACACCATTCTATGAAAGGTTCCAAGATGATCTTGCAGGAGCTACAGCTAACTTAGCAATCACAGTGCCTACAAATATCAACGACTGTATAACACCTTACAATCCTGGTCCTATTCTAATATGGGCTAAACAAACTTCAACTTTACCTTATAGTGTTAATGGTTATATACAAGCTAACGAAATAGTAGACGATCCTTTTAATATGTGGAGTCAGTATGGCCAAGGAGAAATAGCAAACCTATCGCTGTGGTCGCCAAGACCAACACCAGCACCTATGGTATGGGAAGCTACAACTACTATTAAATGTAAGCAACAACCTACACAAGCAGAGTGGAATGAGTTTAGAGATTTCAGATTGAATGTAGGTCTAAGTCAAAATAACCCAGTTGCAACAGTAACAGGTCTTTCAGCAACGCCACCACAAGTAGGAGATATAATACCATTTAAAGTAGCAATAGACTATAATCTAACCACTGCTGCTTTTGCTGGTTTAAAACTAAGAGATGGCTTTCCAGCTGAACCATGGGCGGACTTATTCGATCAACTAGACGCAGAAATCAAAGTATACACGACAGACTATGGCCTTTAATCAATCTCAGTTTGATGCATTCCAAGAGATTATTGACGAGATCAATGATTTAGATGGGGCTATACAGGCCTTAGCTACTCAACTCGCGACAGAGATAAGAGCAGCAAGTCCAGTAGGTGCAATAGATGGTGGTGACCTTAGAAGATCGATTAAAGTAAACTTAGATAGATATGGCTTTCAATTAGAAATGTTAGCCTATGGTTTCTATCAGAACTATGGAGTAGGACCACAAGCAAGGACTCCATTTAATACAATGCCAACAGGTGGCCAACCGCAACAACCCTTTGGTATAACAGAACCCGTAGACTTAGGATTCTACGAATACAAACATAGAAAGTTTGGCCTTCCAGCAAGACCATTCTTTGATATACAAGACATAGAAGATAGACTGTTAGAAACGGTCTTAAATAATATAGATTAATTATGGCAGTAACAGTATTACAAACCCCAACCTCACCATTTGATATGGCATACGGTGCTAACCCAATTACACTATCTAATATTGATAGTGTTGTAGGTGCAGATAAGTATGCACTACGTATCTTCATAGTAGGTCAAACAGATCCTATCGCAGATATTAGGCAAACACCTAACAGAGTTGGTAGAGCGGTCTTTGACATACAAAACATACTACAAAGTTATGTAGCACCACAAGAAAATACAATAGACTCTCTACATATGGTTGGGTTTGCACAGAACACTCGTATGGCACTAGCAGGTCCTACACTTATAGAATATCAAATAGCTACAGCAACAGAGAATGGTGGTGTTGTAAGTGCCTTTACAACTCTACCAGAAATCTTTACATGTATACAAGGCTCTAAGCAATATTTTCAAGTTCCTTTTGATACTAATCCCTATCAGCCTCTTATCTCTAGCGACAGTGGTACTTATTTACCATGTAGTGTTATAGATAGAACTGCTAAACCTCTAAGTGATAATTCATTTACAATCTTAGACGAATTACCAGGTAAGACTAATAATATCTACTCAAGTCCTGGCGGTATAGATGTACATAATGTATATGCTAACGACCAGTGTACTAAGACATTCTATCAGCCTGTCGAGAAGTCTACTCAGAATGCACCTAATGCAGCGGTACAAGGTATAGAAGCTTTCTATATCTTACAATTCTCTGCTACTTCTACAACTCCTATGGTGACTAACGTTATAGTTAACCAACAAGCAAATGGTGGCGGACCTAATATTTCCCTAGGACAAGGAACACTTATTAGTGGTCAGTTTCAAACTATTACAATAGCGAGTGGTCCTGCTAATTTAATGGTACCTCTAAATCCTTTAACTGCGTATTACTATATTATACCTGTAGTGTATGGTTGTCCAGAAGATCCACAGTCACAAATAGATACGATGACAGCAGCGGCATGGAGAGCACAAAAGTATATTGTTAACGAAGAACCATGTAATGATTTCTCACATGTACAATTTGCATGGCAGAATAGCTATGGTTATAGAGACCAGTTTACATTTACAAAACAATTAACACACTCTACTTCAACTAAGAATAATAACTTCTTAAAAGGTGCAGCAGACTATAACTCTAGTAGTTACAATGTTAACCTACAAGATAGAGGCTTTACTACTTACTCACAGAAAATAGAAAATAAGTTTCAAGTGAAATCAGGCTATATGTCTGATGCCGAAGCGGAACTATTAAAACATATGTATCAGAGTGCTGAGGTTAAAGCCAGGTTCTCTGATGGACCTTATGCTGGTCAGTGGGTACCTATAATAATTACATCAACTAATTATACAGAAAAGACTAGTCGTAAAGACAAGTTATTCCAATATACAGTCAACTTTAGATTGGCTTCAAACCTTAAATCAATGAGAGGATAATATGATTCAATTAAAAGTATACCCGTTTGAAGGTGCTCCTGACACAGATGCAATCTTCTTAGACCTTTACGAAACACAGCCTATTAAACTTACACTAAGTGTAGAAGATGTTACTAGTGCGGATGCTACATCAGTATTCAGTAGAACATTTAAAGTGCCTGCAACTAGAGGTAATAATGAATTCTTTGAGAATGCTTATGAATTAGACGGTATAGATTTTGATATTACAATTAAGAAACCTGCAGAGATCTTAGTAGATGGTGCTGAATTTAAGATAGGCCATGTAAGGCTACAGAAGATATTTTCAAATGCAGATTTAGATAAGACAGATTATGAACTCTTATTCTTAGGAGAAACAAGAGACTTTAGTAGTGCCATTGGCGAAGCTAGTATGTGTCAACTGACTATGACAGATTTTTCCTGGGATGATTTACCAGTAAGCTATACAAATGCCGCAGACTTTTCAGCGGGTATAGGTCAACAAGAAGTTAGAGATAGTTGGGATGCTTTTCCACAACAATCAAGTGCTACTGCTGGTTATGCAGATGGTGACTTGTTATTTCCTCTTATAGATCATGGTAATGACTATGATAGTGATGGTAATCTTAATTCACCTACAGTTGCTATAGGTTCCGCAGGTTCAAGTGAACAATCTTTTACAAAGACAACTAGTGCTCTGCCAGCTGCAAGGTTTAAACCTATGATTAGAGCTAAAAGAATATGGGATCAGATCTTTCAAGATAGTGGCTATACATACGAATCTAACTTTTTAGATAGTGAACAATTTAGACACATGTATGTAAGTGCCTTTGGTAATAGAGAATCAATTGCTATAGGTGTAGAACAAGATATAGGTGGTGTATTTGGCGGTGGAGCTTCAGCACAAACCTTTGAATACTTTGAGAGTGCTAATGGTAACAATGATATCAATAGTTACTTATACTGTTCGAATCAGGTAACAGCCTCACCTGGTTATACCGTTAATATACCAGATGTTGGTAGTACTAGTGGTGGTTCTTACTTTACAGCACCTGGTAGTGCATCAATTGGTGGTGCTTTCTATCAATTTGATTATGGCGCACAAGTAGATGCTCAAATAGAAAACTCTGATTATGGTTATACAGAAGTTAACTGTGCCGTACAACTTTGTATTGTCGATGCACCAGGTGGTAACATCTTATATACATTAGATGTAGGTAACTTTGCAAGTAATGGTAATTGGTCAAGCTCAACATATACATCTGCAAACGGTGGCTATCAACCACAAGCAGGAGATATCTTTCAAGTTTTTGTAACTGCTGCATACTCTTACGATATTACTTCAGTAGATCAAGCCTATTGGAAATGTACAGCTGCTCCTGGTAATTACGCACCAACAAGAGACTTAGACTGTGAATATCAACAAATAGATTTCATTAAAGATGTTATTACTATGTTTAGATTAGTAATGCAACCATCAGTTAGTAGGCCTAACCATTTCATTATAGAACCCTGGAAAGACTTCATAGGTTCAGGTGAAGTATATGATTGGAGTAATAAGATGATACGCGAGAAGGACTTTGTAAGTGAACCCTTATTTAATACACAGAGTGCACAGATAGAATTTACAAAACAAGAAGATGAAGACTATATTAACAAGTTCCATCAAGATAATAACAAACACGCTTATGGTTGGTTAAGGTTTGATTCACAAAACGAATTATTAAAAGGTAAGAGAGATGTAGAAGTATTAGGTATTGCACCTACTCCTATAGATCAAATAATAACTATGCCAAGTGGCACGGCAAACGATAGCTTCATCTTACCACAAATATTTGAAGTAGAAGACGGTAAAAGAGTACCTATTAAACCTAAGACAAGATTCTTATTCTATAATGGTTTAGTGACTACTTATGGAACTACATGGTATTTTGCAACAAGTGCTAGTACAGAAATACCAATGACAACCTATCCACTAGTAACACCTTACGAGTATTGGCCGATTACAAATATTGCAGAAAGTCCAGGACCACCTCCAGTAGAAGCAGTTAATACACTTAATCTTAACTTTGCTAATGATACAAGGTATTATATGGATCCTGCGCCAAATGCAGCACTAACAGAAATACCTAATACATTATTTGAAATCTTTTGGGCTAGATATATTTCTAGTTTGTATAATAAGTTTAGTAGAAGAGTTACAGCCTACTTTACACTTAACAATGTAGACTTACAGACACTAACTTTTGATGATGTTATCTTTGTAGATGGTAAGTATTATAGACCTGAAAAGATTATAGATGCAGAGATAGGTCAAAGAACCGCAGTAAAGGTACAATTAATTAATATCTTAGATCAACGTCCAGTATGGCGACCAGAACCACTAAC